TGCTTCTTTCTGTGGATCATCTTCTGCTACAAGCAGAGTGTGATCGAACCATTCCTCAAGCATTTCCTTTACCGGACGCAACCCACCGAAGTCAGTGACCCAGTTACGAGCGTCCAGTGTGTCTGCTTCAAACTCAAAGTGGAACGAAAGTGCGTATCCGTGAATTAGACTGCAATGTGAGTCGGACCGCCATTGACGATATGCCACTGGCCCTAATTGCTTATATGTTTTTGTGCTGATGTATTTCATGTGTATAGATGTGGTTTTTGACTGACCCGGAAATCGATGCGGGCCTGTATCAGTTCGTTGTCTTCCGCGGATGCTTCCCAATGATTATTCCACTCTGCTCCGAATCCGTAGAATGCCTGTATTCTGTCCCAGTCTGGAGTATACCCTCGCTGTACCATTTCGTCTGCCAGACGATCAAACCTATAACGAAGGAATGCTTGTTTATCATAGAAGAATTTAACATGCCCGGCGTTCAGTGTAAACTTTCCGGGAATGCTTGCCAGAATTGCGTCTTTTGTTTTCGTTCGCAGCGCCCGTTTAAGGGCAGCCGGAACCATAGTAATCTCTCGTAGTTCAGCAACTAGATGCCGACGATGCAGAGTCTTGGGATCGATATTGGCGTTGATGCGTGTCATGCGCTATTATAGTCGATTATAGTCCTGGAGTCAACTGCTTTGGTCAAAGCCCATAAGTCGGGTCACACACCGCGCATCCTTCAATGTCGCATGAGTGTGCCGAATAACTTGGGCGTTTGAAGTCCATGCATGGAGCAATGTCATTGTCAAATATTTGGGCCATCCGATCGTAAATGTATTCCCGCTCAGATTGGTTTATTCCACTGCTTAACACATCTCCGGATGCTCTTGTCAAACCATAGTCATGCCTGTATGTATAGCACATACTCAGGATTACTTCTTCACGGGTTTTCATCTTTGTTCCTTTTTCCACAGGTGCAGTGGCGCCCCTGATCACAGTCATGTGTACAGGCGCTGCCATCATGATACCATGTAGCATACTGAATCAACAGCCACATGACACCAAATGATATACCTAATATACTGAGGATAGTATATAGTACTTCCATATTATTTACCTTGTCTGGCGATTTGATAGAACTCGGCCCTGGCGGCCGGATCAGATTTAAATCCGCCACCTAGCTTACTGGTTACAGTAGAACTGCCGGTGTCCTCGACCCCGCGTGAAGCAACACATAAATGTTCTGCCTCGATCATAACCGCAATATCATCTGTCTCCAGAATAAATTGAAGGGCATGATAAATCTGCTCAGTAAGGCGTTCTTGAATCTGTGGGCGCTTGCTGAAATATTCAACTATACGATTAATTTTACTCAGGCCTAATACCTTTTCTTTAGGCACATACGCAACTGTCGCCTTCCCTACAATGGGAAGGATGTGATGTTCGCAAGTGGAGTACACAGCAACTCCGCGTTCAACAACCATTTCGTCGTATTTCATTTTATTTTGAACTGTGGTGCATTTTGGGAATGCTTCAAAATCAAGCCCCCACAGCACTTCATTTACGGCCATTTTAGCCCATCGTTTCGGTGTTTCCGCCAAACTATCATCAGATAAGTCTAACCCTAAGGCCATCATAATCTGAGTGAAGTTCATTTCGATAGTCTGAATCTTATCCTTACGATCAAACGGTGTTGGCAACGAGGGAGTTTCCACGCCCATTTTAACCAGATGTTCGTGAACTTGTTGACCCAATACTGGATCCGTTTTTGTTTTATTGTAGCTCAAAATGATTCCTTTTGTTGTTTGAATTTGGTAGACCCTCTACCTATATTATAGCCCCTGGCTAAGTAAATGTCAATCTCTTCGGCAAGCACAAACTCAGAGTGAGTACCGTTGTTCAACCAGCGGCGCTGTTGGGCCAACTTAGTCTGCTTCATCTTCTCAACTTCTGCTGTTGACTTCTTCGTCCCATATCTCGGTGCATTTTCCCCTACCCTACCAAAGTTCTTGCCTTTTTTACCCTTGGATATGTTAGCGCGATGGTCCGGCGAATTTGCGCCACGCGAAATACCACGCATTTGAGCCGCAATCTTCTCTGAGTGTTCCTTTGTCCTCGGAACCGATTTTGGCTTCCTCATTTTCTGCTTAGTTTCATCACTGAGAACAAACCGAACTGTCGTTCCTGGAATGTTTCTGTTTATGAAGTCGGGTCTTCCTAGAACCTTCATTCGGCGCAACACAGTTATTTCCCATTTTACTGCGGCAGCAGGGTCAATAAATACCTTGCGGATTTCCGTTGTGAAACTATCTTTCCCGTATTCAGCGATCATGGCCTGCACATCCTTAGATGAGGTAAAGTATTTGACCCAAAGATCGCCCGGGTGACATCCTTTAGCGAAGCGTAATCCATAATAAACTTTACCAGTCGGTATATGTTTTATGAGATATGTATATGGTTGGTGCATGATAATCCTTGTTCTGACAAGTATTTATCATTTCTTCGCTGTATTTTGTTTTATTGTATGACATATGTACCTTCCTTTGTGATGGTATGTTTTTGAGTTTTGCAACCGTTTTGTTGCATACTTATTTATCTTCCCACGTAACTTCCATTAAATTTTTCATCATCACATACTGGTCGTATAGTTTGGCCGGAGCGGTGTTATCACCATAACACCATTCTGACGCTGCCTGTATCTTCAATTCGCGTAGCTGATAGTCTGTGAATGTGGGATATGCCGGTCTGGCCAGCGATTCCCATATTTCTTGCTGAGTTTTCAACAGCGAATGACCTCGCAACAATCGTTCATGGTGCTTGCTGCTTTGGCTAACTGATTAACATCACCGACTAACAACTCAGTCAGACAACTGATGTCCTTGTCGAAGTCTTTATCGACGGATGCAACGATACCGATGACTGATCGTCCGGCTGCATGAAATTCTCTGGCCAGAGTAAGACCATCCTCAGCAAGGACATTGACGATAACAACGGGTTCAATATTTTGATTCACGGGCATGCTTTCTATAATCTGTGGACATACGCAGACCTGTTGTGTCACCCTCAAGGATATCACAAATACGGTCAACTGTTTTGTCGGTGTGGTCACTGATCCGGCCGATACTTTCATGAGGTTGTGCCAGCAGCGAATAAAGTTTGTTCATCGCATCAGGAATACTCCATGGAACATATAACCGTTCAAAATCATTTGCGAATGTTTCTGGGAACGAGCGATACGCCGGATACAGAACATTGCAGCCAAGTGCATCAGCTTCACTCACTGTGTTGCTTACCCAGTCTTGCAGCGCACAGTTGAACAGCACTCTGGAGTTATTCAGTATGGCGTAGTAATCGTTCTTTTCCAGATTGTCATAAATCTTGATCGTGCCGTCTTGTTCCATTCGACGCATCCGATTAATCGCTTTCGGATCATTGCCTCGTAGTGGTCCACCAGACAAAACCGCGAACTCAACCTTAGAGTGTGGCAGCTCCAGATTCCATTGATCAATAAGATCCATGAAGAAGTCAGGCTGCTTTTCTTGATCTGTTCGGGCGGCAAATACTACACGCGGCAGTCGTTCATCAAACGGGATAATGTCGCCGACGATTCTGGACTGTACTTCTGCTTTTCCAAACGCCAGTCCACTGATGTTGTAGATCGGTGCTGTCCATCCCGCAATCTTCATGTGGGCTACCATTTCCTCATTCGTGGCCAGAACACCGCTAACAAAGCTATCCACCATTTTTTCGTAGTGTCCCATCCACTTCGCCATCCCCCAGACATGAACGAAATCATCAGGGTCAATGGACTGAGCAAGACACCGCACAAAAATACGGGGACGAAGACTAGGATCAATTTGATCCATAATATAAGGGAGGCTCTCGATTCCCGGTTGAAACATGTCCTCAAAGTAGACCACATCTTCATTTGTTACTTCTCCTGCCTTCATCATTTTGATCAGGTTCATAAGCTGTGACATACCGAAGTATGTCCGACCGTGCGCGTCCAGAACCTGTCCAGTCACGATAGCCTGATCATTACCGAGTGTCTCCCCGGGCACGATCACATAGTCAATTCCTCGACGTTTAAATACAGTCTCGTTCCAGTCTTGCAACTGTAGAGTGTAACGAGCTTTGTAGGGCTCCAGCCCCATGTAAAATAGTTTTCTCATTCTCTTTCGATGTCCTCTTCTATACATTCTGTGCCATATTGAACTTCAAGGATATGAACATTAGTGTCAGTGTTGTTCTGACCTTGGTGCCATACTTCCTTGCCGATGTTGTAACTGTTATTCTCCTGAACGATAACTCTCTGGCTTATGTTCAGATACTTTGTCTGAATATCACATGTTCCCTTTAGTACATACCAATGTTCTTCACGCTTGAAGTGTCGTTGCATTGACAACATCTTTCCGGGCTCAATGACTAGCTCTTTTACTTTGTATCCGGGTGCTTCATGCAACACACGATAGTAGCCCCAGAGCCGTTCCGTCTTCGGGTGCTTCCATTCTTCAAGTAACCACGATGAACTGTTAGCTTTGTTCTCTCCGCCGATGCCGAACTTGAAGATGATATCCTTGATACTCATTTCAGGAATGTTCACAGCAGTACGATCACCGCCGTTTGCGAAGATGATAGGGAAACCGGGGTAGTATGCTTTCACCTTTTCCAGTAGATTACATGCTGACCCGTCACTGTCATCAAACGCCATTACTTCATCAACTGCTTTCATGTTGTTGACGATAGCAGACCGCTCAGACCAAGGCATAAATGCTCGGCCCTTCTTACGTCGAAGCCATTCATCGCTGTTGACCCCGACGATCAGATAATCACCAAGAGTCTTTGCTGAGTTCAGCAACAGAATATGGCCAGTATGGGCAGGATCAAACCCACCCGATACAACAACGATCCTATTATTGCGGTCGTGCATTTTCTACCCAGCAATCACGCGGGAACTTACCCGTCACTGCCTTTTGAAACTGACGATACGCATAATCGCGCATGTCGTATAGAGTTGACTCATCATACCTGTACCCAAAGTCCTTGCAGAACTCCAGATAGTTTTCCAAGTCCTCAAAGATTTGAGCGACACGTGGGTTTGATTGATAAGTGATTTTTGCCATTTTGATTTCCTTTAAATAGCGAGTTGTTGAACAGGGCGAAACCTGTTATAAAAAATCGTGCATCCGTTCTCTCTGTCTTCGGCGACTTCGATTTGAACGTCACGATCTGGGTAACGAATAGCGATTTGTTTGTATAGATCGTCGCTAATCATTTCACAGCTTTTGGAATTCATGTCAAGCGTCTTGTCGCTGTAGAGCGACTCGCACCATCGTTTGAACTGAATGAATTCGATATCCCGGTCGTTATTGAACACCTCTATGTCCACACGAAAATGAAAAATGTGCCGGTGTTCATACCTGAGAAACTGAACATCGTACTCGTCCCCGGTGACCGGGGCCATAGGGTAAAAGTGAAGTCCTTCTTTCTGAAAGGTCACGAAGATCATGCGCTTGGCTGCACTGCCGATTCGCACAATATTCTCTGCCAGTATTTGAGTGCGTTGATCCATTAGTAATTCCTTGTTAGTGCGGCCCACGTGAGCCATTGATGGAAAGCATTATATACATGCTCTGCTTCTTTCTCGTCTTGTGCTACTTTGACGCCACGAACATAAAACCCAGTCTTTGTTACGCGAAGCATCTCTCCAGATGCTCCGGTGTTCATTGTTATCAGGTCTTCTTGGTTATCAATTTCTACCACATCGCCCATGTTATTCTCCTAGTGCCTCGTTGATAGCATCATCAGCATCTTCAATAACTTCGTCAATCTCTGGTTCTGCTGCTTCTTCCGTAAACAGGGCATTGAACTGCGACAGAGCGTTGACAACCTTCTTGCCGCTGAATCCTTGCCCGGCTTTGAACTGCATCCAATAGTTTGAATACTTGTCAATCAGATCCAGAGATTTTTGACGGTCGTTCTGGGCAAAGACTTCATCGACAATCTTCCCGATTTCTACATGTTCGAAGGTGTTGTTCATCAACATACTGGGGATGACACCTGAATCATATTGACGATTTGCTTCTTGTACTGCGACCATATGCTGATAAACATTGTGACCCTGAATAAGCGTGTAGCTCAGTGTGTCCCAAGATGTTTTTGTTTCTTTACCGTGTTGTCCTAAAAAGCCCTTGCCACGATAGCAAAGATCCTTAAGTAACATTTTATCAGTTATTGGGCTGTCTGTAAAGGCTTTATGGATACCATCAGCCAAAACAGCATCACGAAACTTCCTGGTGTCTGTTGAGTAAGACTTCTTCTCCGCAGTCTTTTGCATGGAGTATGTCCACTTCTTGTCATGCTTGAAAGAATTGTTGTTATAGATCAGACCTTTGGCAGCACCGAAGAACGGGCTGGCGCAGTCGAAGCTGATTGTCAGATCAGGGTTATGATACTTTCGGACTGCTCGTTGAACATCAGAGAACAACACCGCGTATTCCACGATGGATGTACCCAGACAGTGAATCCAGTCGTGTTTTCCTTGTTCCAGCAAACCGTCATGGATGAAGTGGACCAGGCGCGTAAGGAACAAGCTGATATCAATCTTTGTCTGTCCTCCCATAGCCCAACCATTGAAGTGATTATCGGGATAGACCTTCGGGTCACAATACTTCTTCATCTGCTGATACCATTCTTCGCTTTGAGTGTGGTTCAGTCCCTGCATCACGTTCAGAAATTTACACTTACCCGTACGGTGCTTGATGAAGTATTCATTGTTTATATGAGTGGCAGTAATCGCATCTTCAATCGTCTTGATGCCATGTAGAGACTTTCCATTCTTATCCTGCATGTGATAAGTGCGAAGCGATTGGGACGGGATATCAAGGCACATACCATAATCCGCCACCTCTTCCATCCATGCTAATACTTCTTTTCGTTTGATCATCGCTTTGGGACATGCCGGATCTTTCCAATCCGCCGGCCACTGTCCCTTAAGGATTTGAAACCCACCTGAATCAGCTAGGATAAAAGAACCGGGCTCTCGTTTAACTACGATACTTTCTTTGGCGTCAGTTTTGTATGATGTTAGATTAGCGTGGCCGGCACTGTACAGTGCCCACTTGTAATAGAACAGACCTTTTTGCTTGTTCAGAAAGTTAAGTGCTTCAACATCCTGAATCTGTGCCGGCAGTCGAGACTGTTCAAAATAATTCTCACCTGCTCGTTGTTTACCGAGACCGGCGATGTAGAATGAACTAATAGCCGGGAGAAACAGCGCCCAGTCTGGACGATGTGTAAGTGTCAGATCGACTTGTTCCATTAGATTTTTACTTCTTCTTTGACCAGTGCCACCACCATGTCGATTTTGTGTTGAATTTCTTTTTGTTGATTCATCAGGTCTTTGATCGCCGGATATTCTTCTGCCAGTTTTAACAGGGCAGCTTCCTCGTTCATTTTACGTTGAACCCACGCAAGAGCGGCCTCAGCAGCACCTGATAGTTCTACCATCGGTGAGCCACCATTCATCATGAACCAGGTGCTGCCATTGAATACTTCTACACTCTGACTACCGGAGTTGAAGCGCATTGCTCCCGTCGCCGGATTATCATAGCCCATAGAGAAAGACGGAGGACTTATATATCCTCCGGTTACTCTTATTGACCCACCGCCAATAATCCCGTTGATCATTTTGCTTGTGCTGGCAGATAGTAAGTGTAAACTGCAATGCCACTGTCAACAGTTATCTTCATTGCGCCGGCGTCAGCGATATAGACCTTCTTGTCGCCAACGAGGTCCATGATGCCTTGAAACTGTTTAACAGGCCAGAACCATGAGCGAGCCAACGTACCCTTGACGCTCGGCTGAAACACAAAGTTACCTGAGTGAGTGCTTGCATCACCGAAATAAATTCGCAGATCGCCCTTGTCGACCTTGGTGACAAAGTTTGCCTCTTCTGAGTTTGCAGATGCCTGACGCTTCAGCCGCAGAATACCTGCGACAGTCGGCTCAAACTCAACTTGCCATGTTGCGCCGGCAAATGTAACTGCCTTGACCTTTTCGTCAATGATAGACTTCAACATCAGACGATAATCGTTCAGGAAGTCGCCTGTCTTCGTTTCGAAGTGGATGCTGCTTGGCACATCCGCGCCGTCTTTCTGAACTCTGGTGACGTTGATCGTTGAGGTGTCGTCATAGTCATCGAAACTCAGAATAGTTTTTAGCTTGCCGAGATTGGGCATACCAAAAGTGCCGATAAAGTCAGCTACTGGTCGGGCAAATACCCCGCTGACAATAACAGACTTATCTTCTGCCACAGCATTGATAGTTGTTTCTTTATCAGTTCCGGTGACCTTGATAAGTTCTACGCAGCCCAGACCGTGCGTGTGTTCGATTAAATCTTTAAGTGTATCTTTCATGTTTTTCCTTTGTAACTGTATTTAGGCAGTCGTTATGTGTATTATATAGGTTTTTATTGCGTAAGTCAACATCAGTTTAACCGAAGGTGAATAGCGAATCAACCGTAGAGTTTGTGTCAGTATTTTCTCTGATGTTCCAATTCAACACCAGCAGCAGATTGTCAATCTTTTCATCGACCAAAGTCTTTTCCATCAACAGATTGTCAAACGGAAGTTCTTTGAACCAGTCAGGCAGACGCATTTCATCAACTGGGTAAGCTATACTGGTGTAACCCAATGGGTTATTTTTCAGTTTACATACCACAATCTTCATGCCATCCATGATCTTCATTGAGTAGTTGTCGTTATGGACCTTTCGCAGCCAGTTCCAATTGATAGCTGCCATGGCATGACCCACTCCGCATTTACCTGTTCGTTCCCAGTTCTCAGAGTGCTTGGTAAGATTGTTGACTGACTTGGGCGAACCCTTTGTCCATGGCTCTTGCGAACCTAATACGACCTTGAACTCCTTGATGCGTTCGATCACTTCGTCACGACCACGGCCGTCAAGTACCCGTTCCAGTATGTCCATTAAGAACTCTTGAATGTACTTCGGTGTATCAGCACGTTTCAGATCCAGGCCCATAGCCTTGATTTGACCGATGTTGAGTCTGACACCATTCTTCTTCGCCTTGTCTGCGTCATACTGATCCAGACGTTTACCTTCTTTGTCGTAAATGTTCAGAGCATAACGCTTCTTGGTGATGAACAACGAACGGTCAGCAACAAGTTCTCTGCCTGCTTTGATAATCTCACCATTCTTGCGCGGTGCATGGAATGATTTCTCCATGAATCCGGCAAATCCAGCATTAATCTGGTCAGCGATGTTGTCATACAACTGAATGGCAATGTCTTTGTCCCACACCATTGTTCCTGCTGCGACTTCATCCTTCATCAGTGGCCATGCTGAGAAATAACAAGAGTCAGTGTCACCATAGACAATCGCTTTGCCGGTGTAGTCATACTCACCAGTCACCACTTCGTTGATGTGTGCGCTCATGTGACGGACGATCTGTCTGCCACATAGAGTAACTGACTGGCCGATACGCTTGTCATAGAAACGACAGTGTTCATTCAACAGGG